CATTCAAAGGGCAAGTGACTGTCAACAAGATGGAGAACAGCCCTAAGGCTTATTCCAGCTTCTGGAAGAACGATGGCAACGGCGCTGGCAGCAGCAACCGCTCCTCGTCTTCTGACGATCTGTTCTGAGCTTCATTCTGGTGGTCACGGGGCGGCACAAGCCGCCCTTTTCTTTTCTTTACTTCCGATGACTCTCCTCTCCGATAAAGAAATCAGCGTCCTCGCTGAAAACGACATTATCTTCCCTTTCACTGGCGAGAAACGCCGTGAGCTTGATAATGGCACCAAAGCATTGTCCTACGGTCTTTCTCACGCCGGTTACGACTTGCGCCTGTCCCCCAAAGGTTTCATGGTCATCAATAACAACCAGGAAGTCAGAGCGTTGGACGTGAAGCGCTTCGATGAAAGCGTGATGTATGAGGCCACGCCCATCGAAGAGCTTGGCAGTACTTTCTTCGTCTTGCCTCCTTTTTCTTATGCACTAGGCGTTAGCCTGGAGCGCATCACAATGCCCAACAATGTCATGGGCATTTGCGATGGGAAGAGCACGTATGCACGTCAAGGCACCATCATTAACGTTACGCCAATTGAGCCTGGTTGGACTGGCTTTCTCACTATTTGTATTGTCAATCCCCTGGCTTTTCCGGTTCGCATCTATGCCAATGAAGGCATAGTGCAAATTATGTTTATGCGCCTTTCTGGCGATGTAGGCAAAGCCTATGGCCAAGGAAAGTATCAGAATCAAGACGCTAAAGTATCTTTCGCTGCTGTCTGATGCGTGAGTGCTCTTGAAGATCAGTTTCTCGGACTGTGGCAGGCTCACTATCCTAATCTCCCGTTGATTCGGGAATTTAGTGATGTGCCAAGCTGGGAGGCTGATTTTCAGGAGCGCTATGCAAAATCAAAACGATCCAAACGGTATCGGGCTGACTTCGCTCACTTGCCATCCCGTACTCTCATTGAAATCCAAGGCGGAACTTTCAATCGAGGCCGTCACGTCACTGGCAGTGGTTACGAGCGTGATGCCAGAAAATTCAACCTCGCCACAATGGGAGGATGGCGAGTGTTCTTATTGACTAGCCAAACGGCCAAAGACGCTTCTTGGCTTGCGAAGATTGCCGCTTCAATTCATCTTGAATTACGGTAGAAGCTTCTTCTAAAAGTTCGCTAGCAGCTCGCAAGTCGTAGTCCTTCATGGACATTGCCTGACGAAGTTCTAGATTTTCTTTAACTAAGCTTCCGACGGCTTCTTGCATATTGGACCAGCCTTCCATCAAATTCACCGCCACTTCCCGTAGTTTCTCCACGTCAGAACATTCTGCAATGGCGCGCTTATTAGCGGCCAAGGCAAAGTCTCTTTCTAAACTACGTTCAAATGGACCCATGGCAGCAATGTACGGACGGCCTTGATAGCTTAACTCTACTGGAATAGAGAAATGCGTGGACATTGTTCCAAAACTGTTTGCTTTAGCCTAACGAGGAGGGGCTATGGCAGGCAGTTTGTTTACAAGGTGGACGATGGAAAGAAAGCCGTAATAAAGGCTGCGGGGCACCGTCCTTTTCAGCTTCCACGCACCCCTCGTGGCTATGAATGGAGCCCTGGAGAAGAAGTGATATATGTGCAACCAACAGCAGCAGGATGGATGCTTACGAGCATTGTTGGCACGCTTATTGGTTTTGTTTTCGATGGTGGCAAGAAGCGAGCAGTAGTCATCTGGCATTCTGAAACCAAGATTGCTCCTACAATCAGCTTGCAGCGATTACGACCAGCCTCCTTGCTTCATGGCTACTAGTACTTCCATTGACCCTTTAAATGATGGCATCAGCTTTGTGCGTCTTATTGACTGGATGGGCAGTTCTCTTGATATCGTCTGCGATGCTCGCCAGTCTTTTGAGCAAAGCAGCGCTGAATGGTCGGAGAAAGACCAAAAACTCCTGAACTATTTAGTGAAGCACCAGCACACCAGTCCGTTTCGTGGCGTTGTAACGAAATGGCAAGTGAAGGCTCCGTTGTTCATTGCTCGCCAATGGTGGAAGCATGTCATTGGTGGCACGTATGCGAATGATCAACTTGGCTGGAACGAAAAAAGCTTTAGATATTGTGAAGCTGATAGTGAAGAATTTTACATGCCTCGCGAGTTTCGCCGGCAAAGCGAGAGCAATAAGCAAGCCTCAGCCGGCCCCCTGGAAGGCCGTGCCAATGACTTGGCCATGATTGAATATGCGAAGGGCTTGCAGGCCGCCAAAGGCGCCTATCAGACGCTTTTGGCGCTGGGTGTGAGCAAAGAACAGGCTCGTGGCGTTCTGCCCACGTCGCTCTATACTTCTTTCACTTGGACCTGTAGCCTGCAAGCATTGCTGCATTTCATTAGCCTTCGCTCACCAGCGGATGCTCAAGGTGAAATTCAAGCCTATGCTCAAGCGCTGTCCTTGCTGGCCCGTCCTCTTTTTAAAGAAGCCTTCGACGCTTTTGAAACCAATGACTCCTCCTTCTGAAAACCGCCCTAAAACGTTTGATTCCATCGACACTCCATCTCATTACGCATTTGGCGGCATTGAATGCATCGAGGCAATTGAAGCGTCGATGAGCGCAGAAGCCTTTAAAGGTTTTGCAAAGGGGAACATTATCAAATACGTTTGGCGCTACGAAAACAAAAATGGCCTTGAAGATTTGAAGAAGGCTAAGTGGTATCTCAAGACTCTTATTTTTGCTTTAGAAATGGAGCAAGAAAAAGAAGCTCTTGAAGCCATTGAAGGCAATTGCAAGGATGGCTTCTGCCCCATGCCTGGCGCAAGCAGCCCAGATACAATTGTGGGCGTGCGTTTTGATAATCCTCCGCAGTCATATAATTTCTTTGATCCTGTTCACGACAGCTAAGCAGCACAAATTGCTGGCATTAAAAAGCCCCCAATAACGGGGGCTTTTTCTTGCGCAGGAATATAAAGGCCACGATCCTCAGCGTATGCTTCCACATCATGCAGCGAAGTATGAGCGCTAACAAAACTATTGCAATGCACCCAAGTGGTTAGTATTTCCTCCCGACGCGGCGTCCAAAATTGCTGCGGCCGCCACCATTCAAAAATAGGCTCAGCGCCTTTGTCTAGATTACAACTCTTGCACGAAGGCACTAAATTATATTTTGCAAAGTGAGGACCACCTTTACTTTTGGGAACAATATGATCCAGGGTAAGTTTTTCGCTCCATTTGCCGCAGTAAGCACAAGCACAATGGCCGAGCGGTCCTTTTAATGGGTAGTCTTCAAAAATACTTTTTCTAAAGCGTCGTCGTGCATCTCCAGGGCGAAGTTCAATGAGAGAATGTAGCAGCTCATCGGGACCATTCGCTATTTGCATGGGGAGCATATTTAATTTTCTTGCCACTAATCTAACGGCTAAATTTGCCTCGCTGAGAATGCTTATAATTAATAAATGCGCCGCCACCAATGAAGAACTTTCAAGAGGGTTTAGCAAATTTTGTGGCCACATTAACGGCTGGCATGCTGCTCTCTACTGGCGCCATGCTGATCACTGTTGGACATCAGCAAGTGAAAGTGGCCACGCAAATTGAAAGCATCACGGAAAAACTAGATACTCTTACAGAAAACATCACTGCTCTGGAAACAAGGGTGCGTTCTTTAGAAATTCGACGCTAGGCTATAAATATAAATTCGCTTATCAAACAATGAGCGGCGCTGAGTGGTTTGTGATTGGTGGCATTTTGATTGCTGCTGCTGACCAAATTCTTGATCATTCCCCCTGGAAAAGCAACAACGTTCTCCAGCTCCTCCTGGAAGGACTGAAGAGCATCTTCCGCGTGAAGAGCTGAGGCTTAGCCATGTGGGCTAACAATAGGGCGTTCTGGGACGAATGTTTCCAAATAGCCCGACGTTGCGGCGCTCGTTTTCCCGAGCTTGTCGCAGCACAATGCTGCTTAGAAAGTGGCTTTGGCAAACATACAAGCGGCAAAAATAATTACCTTGGACTGAAAGGGCCAGGCACTGCCACGACTACGCAGGAATGGTATGACGGCCAATGGGTGACCATTAAGGCTGGTTTTATTGATTTTCCCAGCCTTGCTGCGTGCATTGATTATCTTGTCACTCGCTGGTATAAAGACTATCGTCATTTCAAGGGCATTAACAATGCTCCCAATCGTTATGCGGCAGCGCGTGCATTAAGAGAACAGCATTATGCCACTGATCCTGACTATCCAATCAAGCTGTCTAAGCTGATGAAGGAATATGCTCCTGAGTCCACGAAGATTACCATGATTGGCCCTAAGAAACGTCCCCAAGATTTTGGCTTTAAGCCTGGCGATTCGCATTTAATTGTGAACGATGCAGTAGAAACCATGAAAGCTTTTTCCTATGAAGGAAAGTTATTGTGGGAAATCCCTTGTCTTGCTCGTGGACAATATAGTGATTTTGAATGGAAGACGCAAAATTCTGACTGCCCTCCAGGTTTGTACAAAGTAGGCACTATTTATCGAGACTATGATCGAGTGGGAGATAAACCTGCCTATGGTCGAACGTTGATGTCTTATGGCTGGTACAGCTTTGACATGATTGATCTAGAAGGGCAAGAAAGAAACAATGGAAGGGCAGGAATTATGCTGCATGGAGGCGGCTCGGCAAATGGTTGGCCCGGCGCATGGGCGCCCAAGCAGCCTCTTGTTCCAACGTTGGGCTGTTGCCGTGCGTTTAATATCGATCTTCGCGACAAAGTATTGCCGCTAGCAGAGAAAGGATCTATATTTATCAGCATTTACCAAGAAAATTAGGCAATATGACTCCAGCCCGCGTTTTTAGCTACACCTAAAATAGTTCCTCTCGAAACATTAAATTGCTGCGCTAATTTCAAGGAATTACTGGCATGATACGAAGTACGTTTGTAATTATTTTTGATGTACAAAACTTGTTCTTCGGTTAATTTTGACATAGCGTTTCTGACTCCGATTGGATCTGTGCCATGCCGTTTTTTGTCCTGCATGTTTTCACTGGTAGTGGCCCATCTAAGATTGCTTAGGCAATTATTGGTTGGATCGCCATCCCAATGTGCCGCATCATACCCAATAGGAGATGATCCAATAAATGCGCTCAAAACAAGGCGAGATATATAGGGATAAGAAACTTTCCCTTCTTTCCAAAGGGCGACAGTACAGCGGTTTTGACGATGCTGGTTAATCTTGGGCTTTAAAATTTTACCTTTCATCCACTGATCGCTGCGTTTATCGCTCTTGCATAATCGGTCAAGGCTCCTAACCCGACCAAGGCTACTCACCTCGTAAAGCCCCTCGTAACCAACGACGGGACGCCATTCTTCTATCATGGACATGATGCCTACCTCCTTTAGGTGTCCGTGGGCAGGGAATTGCACTTCCGCTGCCCTTTTATCTTAAATGATATCAAAAAAGATGAGCGGTCAAGGCTGGTTTAATGCTTTGTGCTATGAAGCAGGATTATGGGCCGCCTCAAAGCGGCCCTCTCTTGCTTTTCAGCCATGGTTCAAAATGCTCATGGCATATTGCAAGCCAGATTGGACAGAATGGAAAACAAAAATTGTTATGGAGAAAGTCGATGAACAAGTAGCAGTATTGGTAAAGCAATGGGAAAAAGAAGAAAGAGAAACAAGAGCAAATGCCCTTGCTCAAAAAGCCCAAGAGCTTTTTCCTGATGCCATTGTTACCCCCTTGCCAGATGCCATTGTGCCGTCTGTCATGATTGAAAAAGCCCCGCCAGCGGACGCCAGCGAGGCCGTGAAGGCCCTTGGGGGAGAGCTTCGGATTACTTATCAACTCACAAGCCCAGAAGACTCTTGAGCTGGTTCCACTTAGCCAGTTCTTCTTCGTGATAATTTGTCCATGAAGCAATAGCATCAATCAGCCCTTGCCGAGCTTTGACTGGATCGCCATCCGCAAGAAGCTCTTGCAAAGCCTCTGAAATCATTTCCGTTTTTTGCTCATACCACTTATCGGGCCACAGTTCAGTGTCCATAAACGTTTGACGAAAGCGAAACAAGATTAGCGCAACTTATACCACTTCCACCCAGCCAATCATCCCAAGAGCCTTGGCGCTAACACTGCTGTCAACAGTAAGAATGAGTGTGTCGCTTTCTCCTGAAGCGTTTTGTCCCAAAGATAAACGAATGGCTTCCGCAACGGCATAGTTGTTAGCGCTTCCTTGCGACACAAAACCAGAATCGACCACTGTTCCGCCACTTACAGTGCCTCCGCTAATCGTTTCAACATTGCCCCTGCCATTATCAGCCGGTCGCCACGTCGCTCCACTGATGGTTGGATTGAGGCGTAAGCGCCATAAAACCACATCACTCGACGCAGTGGTTGTTGAAATTCTTACTGGCAAAATAACATTGTCAGTTCGACCACTTGCCATGCGAATACCAGCCGTAATTCGTTCTCCGGACGTATTTGGTACAGAGCCAAGGTCATGACTAACAGAATAAATAGCGCCATCTGGCTCGTATCCGCCTTCGCTTAAAATACTGCAACAAATATGCTTCAAAGTACGACCAGATGCTTGAGCCGATGCATTATGAATGCGATAAGACAAAGGCAAAATAGCAGTTGTCATATAAACAGAAGTGAGTGCATTGTAATGATTAAATTCATGGCAGTAAATAATTTCTCCATTAATCACAAACCCACAACGCACTCTTCCTACGCCAAGCCATTCAAGATCCGCAGCAAAGATTTGTGCTTTAGAAAAATCCAAATCCGAAAGCGTATTTAAGTTCCAATCAGACTGATTTACTACATCTTCAACAATGCTTCCAGAAGAATAATTTCTAATGACAAATTGAACGGTTGTTCCACTTGCCCTAACCATTACACCGTTGTAATCATTAAACAAGCCCACTTCTTGAATTAAACCCGCAGTAGGAGCAGTGCCTGCAAAACTTTGCAGAACCATCATGCTTTTACCAGCTTGATAGGGAAAATTTTGCTTTGTCCTGCGCAGGACAGTATCGCCAGAAGCAGTAGTAGTGGTCATTGCCACACTGCTTTGATTGGTTAAAAATGTGGATGTGCCGCTGCCTGTGATTTTGTCAAACCATTGATCAGGACGCTTGTCGTAGCGCATTGTGCTATCAAACAGCGTATAAGGAGCGCTAACACGCGCCCTACCGAATGCGTCTACAACACCACTATCTGGACCCGTCTGTAAAAGCTGTCCGCGCCAATCAGCTTGAATGTGAGTTTCAAACTGTTCGCCGCCGGTTTTAATCTGGCCCATGACAAAAGAAAATAATTCCCTTTATCGTAGCCAAGATTAATTAGCTTAAATCTTTAATCAAAGAAGCGTTAATTCGCGAGCTACTTTCACAAAAATACGCCAACACATCTGTTTTTCCCGATGCAGTGGAGAGAGTGGGGGCAGTACCTCCTGCAAATTTGAACGCATTTCCATAGGACATCGTTCTGCTCCCCGTCGAATCTTGTTTAATAATTATCGTGCCAGTCTGCCCCGATGCTGCATTAGTTGGATTGGCCAATGTGCGATTTCCAGAGATGGTAATTACAAAATTATTGCCAAGCGAAAAATCGGGGGTGATAGTTGCCCCATCAACCAACGTGACAATCCCTCCGCGTTGGGCGGCACTAAATGTTTGCGCAACATTTGTCTTGGCAGTATTGGCATCATAAGCTTGAACATCAGTGCCAATAGCAACTCCAAGCGTCGTTCGCATTGCAGAAACACTGCTGTCATCCAGCAAACTTCTAGCTGTACTCGTGCATGTGATTTCCTCAATAACTCCAGAACCAGCACTGCTTCTTCCAAGAATTGTATTGGTTGCTGAAACATGATCTCTTTTCATCGGATAGCCGCCAACAAGCGCACCATCATGAACAACTACGACTTCCTTATCAGTATCTACTGTTATTTCACCAGCAGCACCAGTAAAACTTGAATGCTGCGCTGTTGTTCCTCGACGAAACTGAACTTGCGTAGCCATCAGACTAAACTCCCATAATCAAAAGAACCATCTACAGCACCATCCAATAATCCATAATCAGCATTGCCAGGATTAATTAAAACCATACTTCCTGCTTGATTTTTAATATATAGTTTACCAGCACTTTGGTCCCACGCCGGTTCTCCAACAACAAAATTTGCACCACTAGGAACAGTGGTGCCACGTCGTAAGCGAATAACACTAGCCATTAGAAAGTTCCGCCATCAATGGTGATCCCATCGATGGAACCGCCAGTAATAGAGACATTATTTGCGTCTTGCGTTGCAATTGTTCCGAGGCCAAGAGTGGTTCTTGCAGCACTAGCGCTTGTGTCGTCCAATAAGGTGCGAGCATAGCTTGAAAAATCAGCCAATGCAGCCGTGGCAGAACCAGTGAAATATGGAAGCTTATCTGCTGCGCTCGTAAGGCCGGCTAATGCTGCTAGATCAGCATCATAAGCCTGTACATCCGTTCCAATGACTAAACCAAGATTTGTACGTGCTGCAGATGCAGACGTGGCCCCAGTGCCCCCATTGGCAATGGCAATAGTCGTACCGTTCCAAGTGCCGCTGGTAATAGTGCCAAGTGTGGTGATGGTTGCTTGTCCAACGTAAGTAGAGGCAATATCAATGGAATCAGCATTAACAGTAATGCGATTCGCGGTGCCAACAGCATCAATAGTGCTACCAGTTTTTGTAAGACCAGCTCCTGCAGTAATTTGACCGGCGCCAGAGAATTGAGTGAAGGAAAGACTCGTGCTACCAAGAGTGATGGAGCCGTCAGTGGTTAATACCCACCCACTATCAGCATTGGCCGTGCCCTCTTCAACGAAGACAAACATGCCAGCCGTAACCTTGGCGGAGCTATCAGCGTCGGTGGCCCGAGTCCATGAACCGCCAGACACTACCACATAGATGCCATTCTCGGAAGCAGTGCTTTGGTTTTTAACCAACACTCGCTGGCCGGCAGAAAGGCTAATGCCATCAATTGTTTGCGTACCAGAAAGCGTAATATTGGCAGTAGTGGCAACGCGGCAACTGTCTTTTACATCAAGCCCTTGCTTGCTAGCGTCAACGTACGCTTTCGTTGCAGCATCTTGAGCGCTAGTTGGATCTGCAAGATTTGTAATTTTTTGACTATTTAAACTTACCGATGCGGAAGGCGCTGCTAA